ATAAAGACACGAACTCAAAGCAAGTCGCAAGGGAAGGAGAGGAGATCTCAATCTCCCCTCCGAGCTTTTTGATAGTTATTTGCATCTGTAGTCTCCTGTTGTTGTCTAGCTATAAACAACACCGCCATAACAAGTAAAGTTAATTGTAAATGAGCTAGGATCTCCCTCTGAGAAGGATGCAACACAGACGCATTTACTGAGAGTAGCTGTATGAGTATCTGCGTCTCCGAGAGCAGTAGCGTCTACTGTATACTCAAGATCTACGCAATAGAACTCTACAAATGGAGAGCCTGTTGATCCTGTGCTGACGTTACTCGCATATTGTCCGGTCTTGTTGATGAAGTCCAGGATTGAGCCAGCTTCTGACGCGTCTGTGAACTGACGGAAATAAGCCGCGAATGAGCCGCTTGCAGATGGCTCGTCATCGCCTTTGCGTACTGTTGTGATAACTCCTCTGTCTCTGATCACAGTCTGAGCCGCTTTTGGAGTGTCAATGCTGAGATTGCCCTCTTCGTAGCTGACTGCGAGAGTGACAGGAGTTCCTGTGCCGTCCTTTAATGTGATGACACCGTCTCTGCGTGTTTTTGGGATTGTTGAATAGGCCATAAATGCTCCTTATTAGGTTAGTTGTATTGTATGCAGAGCTGACAGCTCTATCTCTGAGATTAGATACTCCTGAGAATCCGGAGTCCGTCTTGTTGCTCTCTCAAATCGGATCTCGATACCCTTCCCAAAATTGGGATTCATGAGAGCTTCGATGACCTCCTGTTCTTTGTCGAGTGCATTGCCATAGTCCAGGATCAAATCATGAGGACGGAGTCTGTATGCTATTTTGATGAGCACCATAGTCTCAACGTAAAGACCGACCGCTCTCCTTTGTCTCTCGTTTGCCTGCTGTGAGGAGGATACCTCTACGGCAAATCCGAGATGAGCGAGCGTGTTTTGTGTGCGTCCAAATAGCTCCGGTAGTTGTCTGACCTCGTTGAATCCTGTCAGTGCTCCGATTTTGTTCGCAAGTGCTCTCTGTACCTCTTTGACCGATACGCTCATTAGTATCTCCGTCTCCAATAGTATTCTCCTGGACGATTCAAGAAGATCGTAGGCTGTCCTCGTGTCCTCTTGTTTGGATCGTCTGGCTCTCCGTTATGATCCTCATCATACACAAAATTTAGAGAGTCGAACTCATCACGATAGAGACGATAGTGCTCATTCGCAAGATCCAAATATCTCCCGTTGCTCTGTCCGAGAGAGCTATGGAAATCTCGGAATATGAGATAGAGGCTGAGATGACGATGAGACTCAAAAAAGCTCTCAGGAGTCATCATGAGATACTCGTACCCCATCCCTCTATTGCGTATGCGTCTCAGGAGTTGAAACCATGCGTCATCTATGTACTGCTGATAGCTAGTCAATGAGGACGGCCTGAGATTCTCAAGATCCGAGTATGTTGCTGTCAAATCGATGTCTGAGACAACAGGATAGAGTCTGCGACGGACGAGAGCTGCCATCCTACGGAATAGATACTCTTCTCCGTCGATCTCTAGTGTCCACTCCTGGACATATCCCTCACCTAGCTCCAAAGTCGCAGCGAGTTGCTCTGCCGTATGCGTATATGATACTGTCCCACTAACCGCGATTGTCGCAGAGGCTCCTGAGATGAGATCTGCTCCTGTTGGTTTGGTGATCGTATACGTCGCTGACGTTGGCACGAGCTGAGAGCCATCCCGATAGACTTTGATCTCAGTAGTCTGAGACCGGCCTCTCTCGAGTAGCTCAATAGCTCGGATTTGTGCTGCGTATGGAGTAGATGAGGACATCTATTATGCCTGCTGAAATACTACAGCCCAATTTGAGCCGTCGCACATTACAAGAGCAGCTTTGCCTGCAGCAAGTCCTGCTCCTCCGATGATTGGAGAGCCTCCGTCAGTTTGGATCACAAAAGAATGAGCCGATGACGCGCTATTCTTGAACCAAAACCAAGCTCCGTTTTTTTCAGCAGGCACTTTGATAGTAGCTGAGGAACCTTTGTTATTTGTGATTACTTGATACTGAGAATCACTATAGCTCAAGTTTTTGTCTGCTGTGATTGTCTCAATGTTGAGTCCGTCTTTTTGGACAATGTGACGAGGGATTTTGAATTCTGCTTTGTCTGTGAATGCCATGACTGACTCCTATTGATTTTTTTTGTTTTCTGCTCTTACGATATGCTTGACTACCATATCGCGAGCTTTTTGGTGTGAGATGTTGGATTGCTGAGCGACTCTTTGAGCGATCCTGTCAATCGCGGCTCTTTTGTTATCTGAGCTCATACGCAGCTCCTCCTAATTTGTCGACTCGCTCAATCGCCTTTTTTGTCAGGTTGAGCTCCTCTTGTTTTGTTTTGAGTCTCGTCGCTACTTCCGGAATATGCTGATCTCTCTCTAGTCTGCTCATCGCTCTATTCATTGAGATAAGTCTGAGAGACGCGATTTGAGGATGAGGAGGATTGAGAGCTCCGGATGCTACGAGATCACGTCTCCATTCGTCGTATGACTCCTGATCGAAGTGCTCAATCATGCGTCTGCCGATCTGCTCAAGTTTGATCCATTTTGATGTGTGATAATTGCCTTTGTGAGCAGGATACACTCTGAGATAATCATGACGAGCAGGATCGAGTATTGTCCATCCTTTGTCCTGGAGATTTGTTCTCATGATTGAGGAGTCGATACGATTGCCGATGGCTCTTGTGCCGTTGACTCCTGGAGTCTCTCCGATTGAGGACAAAACAGGGAGGAGCATCGGGATGCTCGTCTTCTTCTTTTTTCCGTCCTCTGTCATAGCGTATCCCTCAAATACTTTGAGCTCCCAGTTTTCGGGATTGTGTGCAAAGAAAAACCTTGCGTTAGATGCCTTGGGAATCCGAGTCTGTACTTCGGATTTTTGTTCCCATGGCTGTGCAAATTTGCTGTAGTCTGTCATGTAGTCTCCTATTGAAAAAAAGAGTCAGGAGACCGCAAAATCCGGAGACTACAGAGATGATAGATCCTGCAGACTCCTGACAAAGCGATCTACTAACGAACTGAGAGAAGCTTAACGCCTCTAGCATCCTCGATAACACCAAGACCAAGATACGCATGGCCTACAATGTAGGTGCTTGCACTCATTGGCTTACGGTCAAATTCTACGACGATCTTGCCCATAGACATGAAATCCTTAGAGCCTTGAAGAGCTGCAGGAATACCGTCCACATAGCCGAGAGCCATCGGAGAGATCATGAAGTTATCATAACCTGCAGATCCGTTTTCGTTGACGTGTTTTGAGCGATATACATCTACACCGAAGAGATTGCCTGCGTAGTTTTCACCCTTAGCTGCGAGCATGTCCATAGAGGATTGCATACGGCTCACTGCATTACCTGTCTCATTACGAAGAGAATCTTGTAGCTCGGTCAATGCTTTAGGAGCGAGTACTGCAGCATAAGGTCCAGGAGCGCCAGCTCCGGAAGCAGCTTGCTCGAGAGCAAAAATACCGTCAAAAAAGTCGTCTACGCTGAGAGATGTAGAGTTAGATCCTGCTGTTGAGGAGAAGTTTGCAGCTGCGAGTCCTGTGAGCTCGGCAAAACGAGTCTCATAAGATCCTGCAATGCTCTGAGCAATGCGGAATGGATCGATATCCATAGAGCCGTATCCGGTCATGGATGCAAGGTCGTCAATATGATAGATGATGTACTGACGAGCAGCAACAAGATCAGCAGTCTGTACTGTCAATGCAGTAGCATTCGCGGACTCATCGGAGATCTCGGAAGTAGCTGCAGCCATGCTGTCGTATCCGTCAAGGCCGGCAAGACGTACGCGTACGGTATCACTGCCGAGGCCGTTGATGCTGCCTTGATAGCTCAAAAGAGCAGTATTGCGGAGGTTAGCGTTATCTTTGAGGAGGAGGTTAATCTCTTGAGAGATCATTGCAGCGAGTCTCAGATTGCCAACAAGACCGCCAGATGAGGATACATTGTCAAATGTAATCGGATTAGATGTAGCCATTTTAGGCTCCTATAGTTAGGGGTTAGGTTTTTTTGCTTTATGGGCTCTTCAGCTTTTACCGGAGCGACCGTACCCTGCTATATTCTATCCTATTATAGCATAAAAAACAGGAGTGCAACAATGATCGATATTTTTGCTCGTTGGGTTGATGGCAAGCTCGTCTGTGAACCCAAAAAAAGACGAGGAATGAGCAAGGGAGAGTATCTGCGAGCTCTGCATGCCTGTCAGGAGATGAACGAAGATCAGGACGTAAAAAAGCCCGATCAGAGCGAGTCCGATCGGGCTGAGTGCACAGAGCGAGAGAGTACTAGTACCAATACCAAATGATAAGGCCGTCAGCATCTGTCAGATTGGCTCCGAATGTCAGACGAGCAACACCGGCAGCTCCTCCGTTAGCAGATACTGAGTATTCGTCATTGTCTGCAGGAGTGTCTCCGAGTGCTGTCATATTGCGGAGATTGAGACCGTTTTTGAATACCAATACAGAGTTGATACTGTTGCTTGGCAGAGTCTGAGCGAGATCGATAGTAGTTGTTG